AACCTAGTAGGTGAAGATATTTATTTTTGCAACAAAATAAAAGAACAAGGATACGACATCCTTGTAGATAATGATACCAGTCAACATATTGCACATGTTGGCACAAAAGCATACAAACTGGACGAAATTAATGATTGGAAATAATATTACAAAAAGCGAATTGCTTAGTTATAATGGGCAAAGTGTTATTACACCATGGGATAGATTAAAGAAGCATATTTTTGAGAGCTATCCTGTATGTAAAACAGAAAAGAATATAACAGATGAAAGTGAGTTACTAAAACTTGCATATAGTTATAAAGATGAATCAGATATGGTATGGATAGTATCAGAGAGTGCTAATACAAGAAAAGAATTTCCTTGGCATTATAGACCTTCTGATCTAGGCAAAACAGCAATACATTACTTTCCTAGAGTAGGTGGAAGAAGTGGTAGAGCGGTTGCATGGGGTGATATTAAGTTAGTACCTACAAGTGGTATTAGTTATGGTGGATTAAGAAATAAAATTCACGGATCATATCACGATGCAGATTTTGATATCTTTATGATCAGCTTTCATGAAGCTGAAGCAGACAGAAACTTTGCAAAGTTAAAAGCAGAATTCCCAGAAGCACAACATGTAAAAAATATAGAAGGTATTGGTAATGCACACAAAAAATGTGGTGAATTAGCAAATAGTGAAATGGTTTATATCGTAGATGCAGACGCAGATATTCTAGACCATTTTAAGTTTGATTATATACCTCCAATGAGTAAAAGAAGTAATACAACATATGTATGGTCAGCTCGTAATCCAATCAACGGGCTAGAATACGGATATGGTGCAGTTAAATTATTTCCTAAAGTACAATTACTTGAACTAGGACACATACTTCCAGACTTTTCAGCTGGAGCAAGTTTTTATCAACCAGTATCTGACTTATCAAACATTACTAGATTTAATAAAGATCCATATAGAACATGGCGAAGTGCATTTAGAGAAACAGTTAAACTTGCTAGTGCAGTAGTCCCTAACCAAAAACAATCAGAAACAGACGAACGTCTTAACACTTGGTGTACAGTAGACGAGGGTGGAAGATTTGGGCGTTATTGTATTAAAGGTGCATTAGAGGGTAAGGCTTACGGTGAAGAGAATAAGGGCGATATTGATGCTCTTAATAAGATCAATGACTATGAATGGCTACGTGAGCAGTTTGTAGAAAGTATGAAAAAGAAGATTACTTAATCTTCATAATAAGATTCCAACCAATTAGGGCCATCTTTGGTACATGTATCGAGGATGGTCTTTAGTTTCTTAATTAGTTCTTTATTATATAATTGTGCTTTAACACCTGGATGCAATGGACGTGGCCAATTACCTATCTTAACCCACGCATACCCTTCACTTTCACTATTAAGTTGAGGTATAAATTCTTCAAATACAGCAATAACAAATGTGTTATATTCAAATTTCTTATCAGGACTTATGAATTGATTTAAAGGATATACTTTATTAATATCTGGTAATATTCCTAGTTCTTCCTCACATTCGCGAAAAAGTGTCTGAATAGGCCGTTCATATTTTTCAGCCTTACCACCAAAAAACGCCCATGTACGTGGATGGTTTACACTGCCACTTCTTTGTTGAAGTAATACTCGTCCAGTGTCCACAGATAGGAATAGACATCCGCTTGCTTTTATCATTATAGGTATAGTCGCCAGTATCCAGCTTTGTACACACCTTCGTAGGCGTTGAACCATTCAGTACCGTTCCACTCTAATTGGTTACTGCTGGCACCGTTAAGTACATATTGTTGCGAATTAATCGCACTTGCATCAAATGATACAACCCAATTTGTTCCATTATATTCAATAATATCATCTTTATGTGCTACTACATTTGTCCATGTAGCATTAATTGGTGTATCGCTAGTAATAAGGTATCTTTGTCCTGTTGATGCGGCAGGTACTGTGCCATCTCCTGGATATGATCCACCAGGATTAGTAATAGCATTAATAGCAGTTAACGTATTGGTCGGTAATGTAGAATTATCAATAACTACATCAAGTATATTAGCATCACCTGGATTTAAACTAATTCTGCCTATAATATCATTTGCTTTATCACTTGGATTACTTGATTTACGTAATCTAATTTGACTTATTCCTTCTCTAACCTCACCAAACGGCTTCAATTCATCAAACCAGGATAATGGATTTCCTTGTGCGTTTAATTTTGTTCCTGATATATTCAATAAACTTGCTTGGTTATCATTAAAATTAATTTTTCTATCTTCTAATGTAATAGTAGTATATTGCAATGTTGTTTTATCAAAGTTTTCATTGGCTCTAAAGTTATCTAGATCGTCATCATCTAAACTGTATAATTCATTAATAACATTGTAAATTAGTTTCTGTTGCTTAACTTTTGCAGGTGGGGTAATTAATACTGGTAATCTAAAGGTTAAAGTAGCAACATCAATCATGTCGTCTATAGTACTTCCTACACTTCTACTACTCCAATTAATATTCGTCATTTCAACATACGTTAATGCAGTCCAATCAAACGGATTGTTTGTTGTTCTAATGTTTAATGTAGGGTTAAACAATACAAGTAACTGTTCTAATAATTGCAGTTTTTGATCTGTATTACTTGTCCAAACATCACAGTTCATTTCTAAGAAGTAAGGAACAGGTTGATGTCTTTCAATAGTGTATCTATTGCCTATCTCATTGTCATAACTAGCAGTACCTTCATTATATTTCTTTTCAAATACTTGTACTTTTTCAACATTTCCTTGGTACTGTCTGCGTTCAGCGGCCATCTCTAAAGAATTAATGTAGCAACTAATAAACGGAACAGTATTAGTCATGTTTTCTGAATTTTCACGCTGTATATGTGCGGCCATACGGTTTATATCACCGTAACGTACAGGAACTGTTTGAAATACAGGTAACTTATCATCACTATATCCCATTTGTACATTGAATCCACTAAACAGTCTTATAAACTGTTGAATGTATCTACGCACCTGCTTGTCATAAAAGAATTGTTGAGCCATTAAAAGTCTTCCTTAGGTTTAATAACCTTACTCAGTGGTTGCTTTTCAGGATTTTCTAAATTATCCACAACACTTGTTTGGTCGTTGTTAACAAATCCTGCCGCATTGTAAGTTCTATCACTCCACGTTTTATCTGTAACATTATCATATAATCTATGCCATCTACTACCACGGAAAACAAACAAGCGATTAGGTTTAAAGTCGCTTCTTATAAAGTAATCACCATCATTTGGTTGAGCAGGAAATTGGTCTCCTGTAGATAAAGTTTCACCATGCTCATATGTTGTGCTATTATCTGGCTCTCCAAATAAATGATCGGTTAATGGTAAGTTATTTGGGTTAGCTTGCTCTGCAGATTTTACAATAGCGTCACTAATATTAATTTCTGTTTTATAAGTTGAAATATCATTTTTAAGTGAATCTGGATCATCTGCACTACCAAGTATATCTGCATATTCTTGTGTATCTGTTAGTGGTGCAACCTTGATTCTCCATACATGTGGATACCAAGTTTGACTAAATCCCTCACTGCCACGAGCCGCATCTTGAACTACATAAAATTTGTTAATTGCATCACGTTCATAAGACAATAATAAGTCATCTCTCAGATGAGGTAATTCTATAACATCACCAGGCATTAATCTTCTTCCCATACGTTCTACCATATCGTTCATATGGAACGTAATAAACAGTGTATCGTTTGTTAAAAATAAACCAAATTGTGTTAAATCAAAATCGTTATCACTAACATTATATACACCACGTAATTCATATACATCAGGATCATATTTACGATCTCTGTTCTCCATAAACAACAAATCTTGAATATTTGTTTCATTAATTTCGCCTAAAGGATTGACTTCATTTCCGTCTTTATCCTTCTCTAATCCACTGCCGTAATTTGGCTCACTAGGATCGTCAGTTCCATGCTGTGTTTTAGGGCCTAGGTACTTGTGTACATGGATTGCAGTACCACCGATATCAAACTGTTCACGGATATTCCAGTCCATAAACTTGTAATCGTTGCTCTTATATGGCTTGTATAAACTTAGTCTTGGCATAAAAAGATTTCCTTATATTGTATTTATGCACTTGACAAACGATTATTTAGAGTTTATTATAAGTACAAATATACAAATTTAATCTAGGAGAGCAATATGGCTATCAAGATACCACGTAAATCTAAAAAACAAAGAGTTAACAGAAAAACCGGTTTTGCAGATGTTGACTGGACTGGTTGGGAAAAATGGGATGGAGTAAAGTTTCATAGAACTAAGCACCGTGCTATTGAAGACTATTATACCCTAACAAGTCCTAAAGATAACCACCAATATACGTGGACTTGGATGCTTGCTAATGGCTATACTAAAGATGATATACGTAGTCTAAAAGCGGCTCCGCACATAACTCCCTACGTTGCTATCCATTCAAGGTTGCTAACATTAGGTATGCCTGATTATTGCGAAGCTGAAAATGAGTATTGGGAGAGCATGCCAGGTACTATGGGTAGTATGAAACCTACTACTATTTGGCTAAATGAAAAAATTAAAGAAGCTATTGAAAAAGGTGCTCAACTTGTAGAAGAAAAAGAACGACATGAAGCCGCTGAGAAAGAACGGCTTGGACGTTTTTATAAGCCAAGTATTCAAGAAGTTATGACTACTGCGGCCATGAATATGACAGATGATATTGAAACCTTAGTTGATGAATGGTTAGTTAATCCAGATCCAGCTATTGTTAAAAAGTTTGAGCCCTTGAAGATATTCCATAGGCAGGGAACTAAAGCAAACCATGCTCGGATTATTAAGAATTTTTATGATGGTTCTTATGATGAAATGGTAATGCTTAATAATATGCCAACCGCAAACCAACTAAAACTTATGGATGAACATGAAGCAGATATGTGGGCTCAACTTGCTGAAGGATATGAGCATTATGACAACAAGCAGAAGGCGGCGGCTCTTCTAATCTATAAGAAAATTATGGATGCATGTGATATTATTATTGCAGAAAGCAAAGCAACACGTAAGCCACGTAAAATTAAAGAAAAGAGTGTGGCTGAAAAAGTTAAAAAGTTAAAGTTTAAGATGAGTGATACTGAATATGGTATTGCTAGTGAACCACCAGAAAAACTTATTGGTGCAGTAGCATGTATTATTTTTAATACTAAGAATCGTAAACTGGGTATATACGTTGCTAACGATTCAGATGGATTTGCAGTTAGAGGTACAACGTTATTGGAATATAACGAAGAAACTAGTTTACAGAAAACACTACGAAAACCACAAGAACAGTTATCTACTTTTAAAAAGACAACAAAAGTTAGAGCTTTAAAAGAGTTTGGATTACTCAAAACAACTGAGACAAAACTTAATGGTAGATTTAACGCAGAAACGGTAATATTGGCTACCTATAAATAACTGTATGGACTACAGTTTAGAACTGAATATTACTAATTATTGCCAAGCAAAATGTAGGACATGCCGGCGTACAGTAACCGAAACAGGTGAAACTGTACCTTGGCTTGTCCTTAAACACATGAGTGACCTGGAATTAAATTCTATTGTTGAAAAAACAAAAGGATTGAATATGACATATGACTTATGTGGTGAATATGGCGATCCAATGATGCACCCCAAAATACAAGACTATATAGACAACCTTACTGCAATCGGTTATGTAAGTATAAACACCAATGGTGGTCTAAGAGGTTCAGAATTTTATAGAAAGAATGCTAAAAATAGACGCTTAAAAATAACATGGAGTATTGATGGCATTGATCACGATACAAATTGGAAATATAGAGAAGGTGTTAATTGGGAAAAAGCATGGACAAACATGTATGCTTGGTTTTATAACGGTGGTAAAGGTACATGGGAATATTTAATGTTTGATTGGAACAAAGAACAAATACCGTTAGCAAAAACTTTTGCAAATTCTAATAATATTCCTATTAGATTTAAGTGGCCCAATGGCCCGTTTGGACAAATAGATGAGCGAACTAGAGAAGAACTGCAAAGTATACTGTAGTTTTCATAATGAGAAAACCAGAGGGTTTTATTTGGATAGTAGTATGCAAGTATTTCCATGCTGTCATTATGCGAGTATATATGGCGAGCGTAATATTGCTGATGAAGTTCCTGTAAGAGATGAATCATTTGAGAAAAGTTTAAAGGATGAACCAAATTGGAACAGTTTAGAGCATCATCACTTAGAAAATATACAGAATCATAAGCAATATCAGGATAATATCTATTATCCAGGCTGGACTACAGAACCTTCTGACGTCTGCCTTCACTTCTGTAATAAATACAAGTAGAGGTAAAACTATGGCCAAACGTAATGATTTAATAAAAGAAATGGAACTAAGACTTGGTGGGCAAATGGTCGACGTTGAGTTGGACCCTGAACACTATGAATTAGCCATTGATAAGAGTATACAGAAGTACAGACAACGAGCAGAAAATGCAGTTGAAGAAAGCTTCATTAATATGACTCTGCAAAAAGAAGTAAGTGAATATACATTACCTAATGAAGTAATGGAAGTCAAAGATATTTACAGACGTACTACTGGCGTAAGCAGTGGAACAGGCAATGACATAGAACCTTTCCAAGCGGCATATCTACAAACATATGTATTAGGAGCTCATCGTCCTGGTGGACTTCAAATGTTTGATATGTTACATCAATACAGAGAAACAATGGGTAGACTGTTTGGTGCAGAACTTATGTTTACTTGGCGCCCTCAAACTAAAAGACTAATATTACAACGTATGATTAAAGCAGAAGATTCCGTTGTGTTACACGTCTTTAATTACCGTCCAGAAGAGAATCTTTTAGAAGATACATATGCAGGTCCTTGGTTAAAGGATTATGCGTTTGCACATGCTCGTTTAATCCTTGCAGAAGCACGTGGTAAGTTTACACAGATTGCAGGACCACAAGGTGGAACTACAATGAACGCAGATCAACTTAGACAAGATGCACAAGCAGAAATTGACAAATTAGAAACTGAACTAACCTTATATAATGATGGTAGCACTGGTTTAAGTTTTGTAATTGGTTAATTTTTAGGTTGACAATCCCCTTATAATTTAGTATAATACAAGCATGAAAAAAGTTATTGGTATATGTGGCTTAATTGGTCACGGAAAAGATACGGCCGCTGGATTTTTAATTGCAGAAGGCTATCAACGTATCAGTTTTGCAGGAGTATTGAAAGATGCTTGTGCAAGTATTTTTGGTTGGGATAGAATTCTTTTAGAAGGAAATACACCTGAAAGCAGAGCGTTTAGAGAAATGCCTGATGAATGGTGGAGTAAGCGACTAGACATACCCAACTTTACCCCACGTTATGCATTGCAGTATGTAGGTACTGATGTATTGCGTACACATTTCCATCCAGATATTTGGGTAGCCGCCTGTGAAAGACAAATTGAAATGACTGATAAGAACGTTGTTATTTCAGATTGTAGATTTTTTAATGAACTTAATATTATTAAAAAGTTAGGTGGTACAACTGCCGTTGTTTGGCGTAATGACAAACCTGAATGGTGGGAATATGCTGTAAGAGCCAATACTAAAAACCAAAAAGACTTAATGTCTAAATATCCAGATATTCATCCAAGCGAATTTAGCTGGGCAGGCTGGGATTTTGATGTATCTATAGATAACACAAAATCATACGATGAACTTCAGTTAGAAGTACTCAAAAAACTCCATTAACACTATATATAATTCTATAAACGCACTATATTTGGCGGTTTCGATAAATATTCATATGAGGACATAACGTCCTCTTTTGAGAAGGAGAACTCCAAATGGCAAATCTTGTTTCACCTGGCGTACAGGTTTCAGTAACAGACGAGTCAGTTTATGGTCCAGCAGGCGCTGGTACTGTCCCTATGTTGTTTATTGCAACAGGTAGTGACAAGACAGATCCAACTGGAACAGAAACTGATAGTATTGCAAAATACACAAAGAAAGCCAATGCCAACACACCTATACTAGTAACTTCACAACGTGAGCTTACACAGTATTATGGTAATGTTGACATTAGACAGGTATCATCCACAGTTCAACAGGGCGACGAAACAAACGAATATGGTTTGTTAGCGGCTTATAGTTTTCTTGGTCAAGCATCTTCAGCATATATTATGCGAGCTGATGTTAACCTAACACAACTACGTCCTGCAAGTTCTGCACCAACAGGTCCTGCGGCGAATAACACATATTGGCTAAACCCATCTTCTACTAAGTTTGGTATTCACGAATATCAATCCAATGGTTCATGGGAAGTACAAACACCAACAGTAGAAATTGTATCAACTGCAGGTTCCGCATCAGCGGCTGTAGTTAATGGTGCCTACTTAGTTGAAGTAGTTAACGATGCCAATGATACACAACTATATTATTACAAAGGCGTTTCAGGCGCTTGGGACGTATTAGACGCATCATTTACAGCAAATGATCGTTCTTTTGCTCCACACTACACTGCACCAAGTTCACCTACAGCAGGTGATGTTTGGGTTAAAACAACTACACCAGGCTCTGGTTTAGATATTTACTTGGCATTGTATACAACAGCAACATCAGCTTTTACTAAAGTAGCAGGAACGTATGCACAAGCGGCGGCACCTACAGGCGTATCTGGAGACATCAATCAAGATGGATCTGCAGGCGCGGCTAGAACATTAGTAGAAGGTGATATTTGGTATGATGTTGATGCAACGACTGGTATTATTGCAGTTCTGCGTTATGATTCTGCAAATACACAATTTGATGACATTAGTACATCTAGTTCTACAGCAACTGGTGGTTATGTAATGGAAGCTTCAATTACACAACCAACTGGTAACCCAACAGACAAAACAATTTGGTTTGATGGTGATGTAAACGACTTAGACATTTTTGAAGTAGCAGTAGATAGTGGCGTTCAAAAATGGGTAAAAGCTTCAGACGTACAATACACTACAGCGGCACCAACAACTGACTCAGGCGGAAACGCACTAGCGGATGGTGACTACTGGGTAGATACAGATGATGCAAATTATCCAAAAATCTATAGACACAATGGTACATCTTGGGTAGCAAAAGATAATACAGACCAATCAACATCTTCTGGTGTTGTGTTTGGTGATATTACATCTTTAGCAAAAGCGGCTGGAACATATGTTGTAGCGGCGGACGTATTAACAAATGGTCCTAATCCACTAGTTTACCCAACAGGTACAACTGCGGTTAACATGTGTAGATCAGCTAATACTGTTAAAGAATATGATACTTCATTAACAACTACTTGGAAGTGGCGCAATAAAGCTGGTAACCAACCAGACGGTAGCGGTTCTTTTGGTAGAAAAGCACAGCGTATTGTTGTTGTGGCGGCTATGCAGGCTTCAGCAAGTACTTCAAAGCTACGTGAAGAAAATGTTAACTTCCGTTTAATCGCGGCTCCAGGTTATCCTGAAATGGCGGACGAAATGTTTACATTGAATAGTGATAGAAACGAAACTGCATTCTGCATTATCGATTCACCATTCCGTAAAACACCAACAGAAGCAGTATCGTGGGTACAAGGTACAGGCGCTACAGCTAACGGTGAAGATGGATTAGTAAGTAGCAACACATATGGTGCGGCTTATTATCCTAGTGTTTACACAACTGATCCAGTAAGTGGTAAGAATGTTGTTGCTCCTGCATCACATTCAGTACTTTACTCTTATGCATACAGTGATAGCGTTAGTTTCCAATGGTTTGCTCCAGCGGGTCTAACACGTGGTGTAGTACAAAATGCAACTAACGTTGGATATATTAATAGTGAAAACGAATTTGTTGCAGTTTCTCTAACACAAGGTGATAGAGATGCAATGTACAACAAGAAGTTGAATCCAATTGCTAGATTCCCAAGTGAAGGTATTTTAATCTTCGGTCAGAAAACTCTAGCGGCAAGTGCAAGTGCATTAGATAGAGTTAACGTTGCAAGACTTACAGCTTATCTAAGAGAGCGTTTTGCAGTAATTGGTAGACCTTACTTGTTTGAGCCAAATGACTCAAATACAAGACGTAATGCTAAGGCAACATTTGATGGGTTCCTATCAAATATCCTAACGCAACGTGGTGTATATGATTATGCAACAGTTTGTGATACAACAAACAACACACCAGCACGTATTGATGCAAACGAACTATATATTGATGTAGCTATTGAGCCAACTAAAGCGGCTGAATTTATATACATTCCAATTCGTATTGTTAATACAGGCGAACTTAGCTAACTTAGCTAATTAATAAATTAAGAAAGCGGGTATTAAATGCCCGCTTTTTTTATGGCCGATTTGCATAAATACAAGTGGAGGAATATCCTCCAAATTTTTACGTAAAAATTGGGAGTTCTAATATGGACATGTTCAACACAACAACAGATATTCAGGCAAAAGAGATCCCTTACTTGACTACACAATGGTTATTCCAGAGTGCTGGCGATATTATTGAGCTAGATGCATGGGTTCCAGAAGATGTAATACAGCAATGTATTGAGATGAATAGTAGACCTGAATTGATTAAAAGACAGAGACCAACTAAAACGGCGCAAATGGCTGGTCCTGAAAATGGCCCAAAAGGCGGATGGGAATATAATCATGTTCCTGAAGGCTGGGGGTTACCTAGCAATGCAACTGAAGTAGGTTGTATGCTATATGATTGTGGTGATTTCCTTTTCCCACACAGAGATAAATGGAAGTCAGTACAGCCAACAGGTGAGATTTGGGGCGATGCTCTACGTCTAATTTGCTGGGCTAATAATACTAATATGAATGAATTTACTTTTATTCACGATGGCAAAATCGTAAAATTTGAACCACGTCGTTGGTACGCAGTTAACACAAGAAAAGTACACAGTGGTGTATGTTTCAAAGATGGTACTGTACATTTAGCGGCAGGCGTACACTTACATAGTAAGGGCGAGACAGGCAACTCAATGAAAGAAAATTTAGAGATCAGCACTAATTGGCTTCTAAATGCTCTTCCATTTGCACAACCACCACAAGATATAAAGGGTGTTAACTGTCAAAGAAACTAAATGAAATTTTTCTTGCTATTTGGCATAAATACAGATAGCAAGAACTTTTCTAAAGGAGATTAATATGGCTGTAATTACAAATTTTGGTGTCCCTACCGCAAATGCGTCAGGCACACTTATGCCAAAACTACAATACCGTTTCCGTGTAACATTTGAAGGAATCGGTTCAGAGAGTGCGGCACAACCACTAATAACAACAAATATTATTAGTGCAACGAGACCGCAACTGGATCATGAAGATATCACAGTTGACACATACAACTCAAAAATTCGTCTAGCTGGTAAACATACCTGGTCAGACGTAACACTTGTACTACGTGATGATGTAGATGGAAATGTCATTAAGGCATTGGATCATCAGTTATCAAAACAAGTTAACCACACTACACAAGCATCAGCTAAATCAGGCGCAGATTATAAATTTAAATTCTCTATTGAGACTTTAGATGGTGCATTTGATGAAGGAGATGCGGCAGTACTTGATAAATGGGAAATGGTTGGATGTTTTATTCCAAGCATACAGTACGGTGATTTAAACTATTCATCAAGTGATATGGTACAGGTAACTGCTACTATTCGTTATGATAATGCGGCACACACAATTAAAAACTCAGCAACTGACGAATTAGCCAGTGGCGGTATTGTCGCAGGCGGCGGAACATCAGCAACAACTGACGGTAGCGGCAGTTAAGTAAATGGGGAAGTTTCTAGGTGACATCGCCAGCGATGTTTACGGAGTAAACACCAACTCTGGCACAATACAGCCATTGTTCCCTAGGAGCAAATTCCAGTTTATGTGTATATGGACAGTGGGCGGAGCTAATGGTTCCGTTCAATCCGTTCCATTTACTAGAATTCAAAGTGTGTCAATGCCAGGACACACATCAAGAGTGGCACCACAAAATCAATACAATAAAAAGAGACTTATACAAACAGGAATAGATTATACTC